TCTTCGGAAATCCGTAATACGACCAGTATATAAAAACTATACTCTTGTTTCCGCAATAATGGAATACCTACGCTTTCATATCTTTGTAAGTATTTCTTTTGTAGGCTTCAACTGCTTTGCCTGCCTCGTCAATTGCTGATTCGATTGCCATAGTCATTAGGTTTTCATAAGGCTTCCATGTCTTGCGATAACACTCTGTACTCATCTGATGGCTTTTTAAGCCCGCATATGCCAAGCGCCCTTTAGCTGTGTAATGTTCTTCTAACTCTGGATTTAATGCGAAGTCTAATACTAGGCGAGCAATCAACCATGCTAGGTGATATATAGCGACATGTTCAGGCTCTCGCTTCTTATCAACTGCGGCATTTTGAATCATGATCTTCGCCAAATGATTACGTACATACTCATAATCACTTTGTGACTTGCCTTCAAACACAATCAGTGCTGTGACTGACTTTGCTAACTGGGTATCCATTGAAGCAATAGCACCCAAGCGGTCTTGATAGTTCAATGGTTTCTCTCCTGTTCCGCGGACCACTGGCTCAATACTTGGTGAACTCGCAGTTAAACCATGAGTCAACCATTCAAAACGTTCAAACTTCTCAACTGCTACTGCATTCATACCATCACCCTAATCGTCTAATTCTGCTTTGTTTATAAGTATTGAGTACATGTCTTTTGAATAGTTTGAGATTGGGAACTTCTTACCGATCAGTTCCGCAAATTCATCATCAATTTTTCGAACAAGATCCATATATTGAATCTGCTTTTCATCAGTCTCACCTGTAGGCCATTCAGGCGTCTTAGCTTGGTACTCCTCTGCCCATGCTTTGACTTGTTCAGCTTTATCTTCATATCGAGTGCGAAAGAAAGCATGAAAACCTTCTTCATATTGTTCATATGTCCCAACTTCGTAAAAGACCATCACGCCACCTTCTTCCCTTGCATTCCCCAGATCAACATGCCTGCGTCACGCTGCTCTTGATTCGTACGCCCTTGCCAACCTGTAATCTTGTTAAACTGCTCTGCATTGAGTTTTGATTTAGTAGGCTTCACCAGTAAGACTGCTAAGCCTAAAGCCTGTGCTATTTCTGCTAACAAGATGCCTGTTGCATGGTTCATCCCAACGCGTCTAGCAATCTGCTCGTTCACTTGTTTTGAGTGACCACCACCTACTCTGAAGTTTGCTTTCTTATTTTCCCAGCCTGCTTCGATCACAACCTTTTTGATGCTGTCCTGTTCATTTCTGAATAGCTCAACAGTTTCAGGAAAAGTTAGATTTTTGAGTTGAAGATCATTCCCTAGAATGGCAACTCCCGACTTTTCCAAGTCAGGATCGATGCCAATGATGATTTGAGCCTCTTTGAATGTGGTCATTGGTCACCTGCCTCAAGAGCATCAGTTCTTTCACGCGCCAGATATAGGTCAACTTCTTCAAGCAAGGTTTCATAGCGTCTTTTCGCTTCACTACCCAATACAGAAGCTTCCTTCTGAATTTCCCATGCTTTGTCGTAGTCCTTTTTTGTATGCACTGGCTCGTCAGGGTCATGCACAAAACAATCCCGAAACTCTTCAAAGCGATTGATAGATTCTCTATGAACTTGAATCCAATGAATAAACATCATTCCGATTTTGGCCAATTCTTCGTTATTCACTGTCCTTCCCCCTTGAGCGCTTGCTCTAACTCTTTGAACCTTGCACAAACGTAGTTTGTAGGCTCTCCAACAATCACAGGCTTCTGCATAAGTTCTAGTGCCTTATCCACCCGCTTTTGCAGCTTCAGCATGTTTATGCCTTGTTGGATGTATAAGGTTTGCAGCTCGTCACGCTCTTGCTTGATCTTTTTAAAGTGAACTTCATGACCAATCACTTCACCGTGATGAGATGCTTTAAGCTCTGTAATTTCTTGATGCAAATCAATAATTGCCTGAGCCTTCACACGGTTTAAGCGCTCAAGTTCTGCAATGCGCCCATGATTACCTTTTATTGTGGCTTTAAGCTCCTCCACTTTCGCTTGTTGGTGCTGCCATGACTCCCAAATCCACCGAATGGCACAATAATCATAAGTGTTAGATTCTTGATCAAATCGTCGTTCAATATTCATGAACATGTTGTTGTCATCTAGCCACTTCTCAAACTCTTCTCTACACTTATCCATCTCAAACATCCTCCACTTTGCAATTCGGCGAAATGTGGTTTTCTGGTTTGTCTAGGGTTTCTAATTCCCTCGGATTCGAGGATTTATCAATGCGGTAGCCAGCTGCGATTTCTTCTGGTGTTGCATGTTCGATTTCACCCTTGGTTGTATGAAGCCTCCAGTCTTCACCATTCTTTTTGAAAGTGCATTTGATTAGGCCTTCCTGAATACTTGTAATTTGATAGATAGATTCAGTGCGTTTGTCTGTACGCACTATCCAATCCCCGATTTTAAACTCACTCATGGCTGGCTCCTTTACCGCATTCAATACACGTTTAACTGTACGCTTAGCTGCTGCCTCTGCTTCGGCTTTTATCTTTTTACTTCGTTGCCATTGTTTAAGATTCATCCCCGCCTCCGTATATTGATTCGTGGTCTGCCATTGCTTGCTTGTAACGTTTAGTCATGCTTTCAGCTTTGAACTCTTCAATCTTCCCTGCACGTCTAAGTTTGATATACAAGCATGCAGCTGCTCTTGTCTCAGTTGTTTTTAACCCATGGTTGTACGCGCAGCGTAGTGCCATCATTTCTTTGTAATTCATCTGCCTAACTCCACCATGTTCAAAACAGAAACTTCCATTTCAGCAAGCACGTAATTTTTTAATTCGTGGTAGGTGTTGTTTTTGAATGCCTCATGTACTTCTTTAACCACGATCATGTCGAAGTAAGGTCGGTTTCTTTTTTCCGCGATTGTGATTAATCGGAATTTAATTTCAGTTAGAGTCACGCTGCACCTCCCTCTTCCACTCTTGAACTGTGGTACTCAGCCATGGCATAAAGCTTTGCCATTGATTTGTCACAGTTCCGATCAGACATGATTTGTGGAATACGTGATTCAACATATGCTGTACGCTTTTCAAAATCCTCTTTTGTCATTGGAGTTGCTTCTGCTTTTTCCTCGCTGCCAGTTTTGGCATACAGAACACTGAGATCTATTTGAGGTGGCTTAGACCATTTCGTCTGCGTAATCCCTTTTTCTACAAACTCATTCACCACATCAACATAGTTATCTTTGAATGCTTCATATGCGTAATACGAAGAACGCTCATAGTTATTCGAGTAGTTGAGATTTGAAAACATCTCATAACAACGGTTGTAAGCTTCTTTTTCTGCATTTGTAATTTCAACATCACGGTCAGAAAGCCATTTGATTATGTTAGCTAAAGCTGCATTCTTCTTTTTGAATGAATCAACTGCACGCTGCTGCTCAGTACCGAAACCTTGAATACCTAAACACCACTTGCGGAACATTGCAGGATCAGGACAGTAGCCACTGTCACGGACCATGCAAAGGCCTTTATCTATTTGTTCACGAGTAAGTCCATCAATACAAATCTTCATTGCATGATTGATTTGTTCTGTTTTGATTCCTTCAAAGGTTTTCTCAAATGAACGTGGGGCAATTGCTTTGAAGATACCGACAACTTTTGCAGAGTTGATATGTTCTACAGCGTTTTGATTGCTAGAAACCATACTGTTCATAGCCTGCCTCCTCTTTTGCGATTAGCTCCTGAATTTCAGACATACGAGTTGAAGCTTGGCTTTGATTACCAAAAACCTGATTCAGTTGTTTAGGTGCGAATAAACCTTGATAGTTACCAGTGATTGAGGTTTTCAAGGATTGATTTGAACCTTCATAACCCCACTGAAGAAAATCTTTGTAGATTGTGTTTAAAGCGTTCTTAGTTAATTTAGATTTAGCTTGTTGAGAACGGTTAGCTACGTATTGTTCCCATAGCTCTAGATCACATAGATTTGCAAAAGTGTTTTTAGTGAGTTTGATAACTTCATCAAAACTAAGTTTGCGAACTTTGTCTTTGCGTTCTTTTTCAGCTTTTGCTTTCTCTTCAGCTTCTAGTCTTTGTTGTTCAAGAATGATCTGTTTTTGAGTTTCTTGATAAACATAAAAACTAGCTTCAAGTGGTTTGTTTGAGCGAAGCGAGTTAAATAAATTATCTATAATTAAATATCTATAAATAATATCTATTGTGTCTTTAGTTTCTAAAGTACCTTGCGCTTTAGTTTCTGAAGTGGTGCTATTTAGTTTCTGAAGTGCTTTATTTTCTGAAGTGCTTTTATTACTAAAGTGCTCAACAAGTGAAATCTCATTTAATTTGTACTTGTTTCCAAGCTTTGGATTAGTAGCGATAATTGAAATAACACCATACTCAATCAATTGTTTTAATCCAGCACGTACAGTAGCTGTGCTTAATTTACGAACATGCTCCTCGAGGCCTTCAATTTTTCTACCTTGCAACTGTGAGTAGCTAACAAAGTCAGATTCCTTGTTAAACCCGCTAATATATTCCTCTAGCTCGGCATAAACGTTACGAGCAGCATCACCAAGAAATGGCTTAACTTCATTTCGATAAAGCCGACTAGACATAACGTAGCCTTTGTCGAATTTCTCAGACATGGCTGGTCGCTCTTTTTTAGGAAACTTGAGCACCTCTGCTTGAGGTGGCTCATGCTTATGTGCTAAATTTGTTTTCATTCATTGCTCCTGTAATGAATAACTGGACCGCTAACCTGTTCGCGCAGGAAGCGGTTTTTTAATATCCAAGTTCTGATAAACGCTTAGATAAATCTGTATGTTGGTAATCGTTGATGTCAGAAGCTCTAGCCATAGAAAGACGAGCTAAAAAGAAAATAGACTCAACAAATTGACGGTCATAGCATTCGTAATTTTCTGGAATAACTTTTAATCCAAGCGCATCCAATAATGCACAAGCGTTCTCAATCTCACTCAAGCCATTGGATTTCTTATCATTTTTCATTCTTGATAAGGTGCTCGCATCTACTCCGAGTCTGTCCGCAATTTCGCCATTATTTTTTGATGCAAGAGCCTGCATTACTAAAGCTCTTGTGTTTCTGGCTCTTGCAGATAAGTCGTTAGATAATTTGCTCATGGTTTAGTTCCTAAGCGGTTAATGCTTCTAAGTCAGCTTTAAGTTTGCCTTTGGTTTTGACTTGCAGGACTGCTTGAGTTCTGGCTGGTATACCGTTGTTTTCCCACTTCCAGAGGGTCACAGTTGAATATCCAGTTTTTTCAGACAACTCTTTCCGGTTTTTGCAGTCGTGGTATGTCATGAGATCACTAATTTTCATGGTTACACCAAGTTAACTATAGTTAATAAACCAAATTTACCACTTGTTAACCATAGTTTCAATAGATCGTATTAACATTAGTTAATGTTTTTGGAATATTTGTTATGTCTTTACACTCTCGAATTAGGCAAAAACTTGAAGAAAAAAAATTAAGAGCCGCTGATTTAGCAAGAGCAACAAAAAAATCTCCTGTTGCTGTAAAGAAATGGCTAGATGGCACTAGCGTTCCTACAGCGGGAAACTTGAAAGTCATTGCGAAATTTTTAGGTGTGAGTGACGATTGGTTGCTTTATGGTGGACCGGTTGAACAGGAATCGAACAATTTACCTCAATTAAATGTTCTTGATATTGAAGCCTTTAAGCAGAAGTACAATATTCCAGATAGTGAAGAAGCTGTTAAATTTGTCCAAACACCAACTAAGCCGTTCCCTATTCAAAAAAGATACGTTCCTGTTAAAGCCTATTCAAAGATGGGTATGGATGGGTATTTCACAGATATGGGTTACGAAGGTAACGGTGGTGATGGTTATGTTCCAACTCATACAGCGGGTCCAAGAGCCTATGGTATTAAAGGCACTGGCGACTCAATGTTTCCAGCAATTCGTAATGGCTGGTATGTAGTTTGCGATCCAGATGCTGAACCGGTTCCAACTGAATTTGTACAAGTGTGCTTAAAGGATGGACGCTGCACAATTAAGGAATTTGTTGGAATAAATGGTGGGGTTTTGAGTTTGTTGGCTGTTAATGGTGGCGAACGCCTATCTTTTGACATGGATGAAGTTGAAAGTATTACCGCTATTACAGATATCGTGCCGCCAAGTCAGCACAGACAAGAACATCCTTATTCGCATTAATCACAGGAAGACTTATGGACAATTCAAAACTACCAATCAATCAGATTATTGCTCGCATCAATGATGCTGCTAAACATGGTGAAGCTTTGGTGCTAACCGCTGAAGAAGTAAAGATTCTTTCTAAAAATATTGGCGACAAAGTCTTTATTCCTGTGCTTACTAATGAGCAGGTCGTGCAGTTGGTAAAAGAAGGAAAGCTAGGTAAACCAATGTTCCCAGAGAAAAATGAGAAGTAAACTACGAATCTGACTCAAGTATTGGAATAATAGGATGTTTTTATGGAGTATAGCGACTTCATAGTTTATGTGGATGAGAGTGGCAGCATTGACATGCTTAACAACGATCCAGACTTCCCTGTTTTTGTCTTGTCTTTTTGTGTGTTCCATAAAAGGTATTACACAGAAACGGTAGTTAAAGCAGTGGAACAATTAAAGTTTAAGCATTTCGGTCACGATATAATAATTCTGCATGAGCGAGACATTAGAAAAAGAACATCACATTTTGCTGGGTTCGATAAAGCTCGGATGGAGTCTTTAATGGGTGACCTAAATGGATTAATGAATGATAATAATTTTATCTTAATTAGCTCTGTTATACGCAAAGATAAATTAATTAAACGCGATGCAAACCCATATGAAGTAGCAATGAAGTTTTGTCTTGAGCGACTTTATTTTTTTCTTAGAGAGAAGAATCAAAACAATCGTTTAACACATATTGTTGTTGAATCAAGAGGAAAAAACGAAGATTCACAACTTGAGCTTGGCTTTAGAAGAATATGTGATCCCTTTGGAAACTATCACAACAAAATTCTTCCTTTTGAAATAATTTTTGCTTCAAAAAAAACCAATTCATCGGGCTTGCAATTTGCTGATTTAGTAGCTAGACCAATCGGAAGACATGTTATTAACCCTTCTCAATCAAATAGAGCATTTGACATATTAAAAGCTAAGTTTTATTGCAAAGGTGGTAGAGGTGCAGTTGGAAGCAACTATAATGGATACGGCTTAAAAATATACCCTTAAAAAAACAAAGAGCCTTGATGTATGCACCAAAGCTCTTTGCCGACCGGGAATGCCCAATCCATGAATGCATTATAGATAAAGCTATCATGTACATCAAGAAGTATTAACGTTTATTAACATTCAGCCCACCCTGTGTGGGTTTTCTTTTGTCTATTAAAACATGAATTATAGTTAATAAAAAGATTAACCAATGTTAACTTTTCTCTTGACTAAAAAATTAACCATAGTTAATATTATCTCATCGACAAACAAAAACCGCCATAGGGTTCGAAGACTAGGCGGTTTGCATCTAATGCGGAGATAAGTATGAACATAAAAGCCAACATAGTCAAATCCATGGGATTCGTAGGAGTAGTTAGTGCTCTAACTGCTGCTTATGCCTTCACCCCTGCTAATAACAAACCTGTAACGGTTGCAGCTCCTTTCAAAGTTGAATCAATCGACCCTGAAAATGAACAAGCAGTACTTCAAACTGCAAATGAAAAGTTCACATTAGAAGTTGATTTTGATGCTCAGTACTCAATTGATGGCAACGGCTATCAAGCTTGGCGTGAAGTTGAAATTAACGAGATTAAAGACATTCGCGTTTATGACGAAGATGGCGAGGTCTTAGCTTACGTTGATCGTTTAGACGTAGTTGAGATTAAAGATCTTATCGAATCAGGAATTAGAGAGCGCATTTAAGCGCTCCATGGTGAATGTTATGAATGCACATCCTGAAATTATCGAAGTATCAAGACTTCAAGCTCTTATTAAAGATTCTGTAAATGCCCTGCTCCCACTTTCTAGTGAGAAAGATACAGTCATCACTGATGGCGGCAATTGGATTCATCTTCGCTATGTAGGTCGCGGTACTGAGCAGATCCAATTAGAGCTAGGTGATCAGTTTTCTATTAAGACAAAAATCGCCTACTTAAGTGAGACGTTAAAAAGATTAGCAGAAATTAGAAATGAGTTGAGAGGTGGGTGATGGAGTGGATTAGTGTTGAAGAAAGGCTTCCAGCATTCCAAGAAGAAACAAGTATTTTATGCCTACTTAAAGATCAGCAAAAAGGGTTTTGGTATCCACGCCCTTACGCTCTTTTGATCGAAGTTGGCTGGTGGATACCACAAAAAGAAATATTTGTTTGCGATGGCGTTGAAGATGCGAAACACATCATTTCTCACTGGATGCCACTACCAGAACCACCAAAGAATTAGGAGAAGATTATGAATGCGCCAGCAAACGGAACACTTATTACTACACAGATTGCAAACGTTGCTGAAACTCTTGGCTTGGTTAATGTTAATCCACAAGAGTTAAAGGAAACACTGATTCAAACAGCTTTCCGTACTGAAACACCTGCAACTGATGCACAAATGGCTTCTCTTTTGATTGTTGCTGGTCAATACAAGCTGAACCCATGGACCAAAGAGATTTACGCTTTCCCAGATAAAAACAAAGGGATTATTCCAGTTGTTGGCGTAGATGGCTGGTCTAGAATCATTAACGGAAACTCTAATTTTAATGGTATGGAATTTAAGTTTTCAGAAAATATGGTTCAGATGGAAGGCGCGAAAGTTGCTGCACCTGAATGGGTTGAATGCATTATCTACCGTAAAGACCGTGACCACCCTACTGTTGTTCGCGAGTATTTAGCAGAGTGTTATCGTGCACCATTTAAGTCAAAAACTGGATATGTAGTTGAAGGACCATGGCAGAGTCACCCTTCTCGCTTCTTGCGCCACAAGGCAACTATTCAATGTGCTCGTTTGGCTTTTGGTTTTGTTGGTATTCATGATCAAGATGAAGCGGAACGTATTGCTGAAAGTGGACAACCTATTAAGGATGTGACTAGTGAAGTGCCAGAAGGCTACCAAGCCTTTGAAGATGAGCATTTGCCTACACTCAAATCAGAAGCTCAATACGGCACTGAACGCTTGCAAGCTGCTTATGTGGCAATTCCAAAGGGAAATCTTAAAAAGCACCTTTGGGAAGTTCACTCAATTAGCTTAAAAGAAATTGCTCAGTTTGCTGATCAAGCTTTACAGCGCCAAGGAGAAACCTATGAACATTCTCCAGCGTAGTGACAATTGGCATTCGGAACGCTGTGGCAAAGTCACAGCAAGCCGAGTAAAGGATTTAAATGCAAAGCCAAATAAAGGCAAAGCTTTAAATGCATTGGGTTTAATCATTCTAGCTGAGCGCCTAACTGGCGTTAAGAAGGAAATCTTCACAAACCAAGTTATGCAATGGGGTATCGATAACGAGCCTCATGCAATAGCAGCTTATGAAAATGAAACGGGTAACTTTGTAGTTGGAACAGGCCTAATAGATCACCCTTTCATTGAAATGTTTGGGGCTTCACCAGATGGGCTTGTTAATGAAGATGGTCAAATCGAAGTTAAGTGCCCAGACACTACAACGCATTTGAATACCTTGCTGACTAAGCAAGTGCCAGATGAGTACATCCCGCAAATCACTAGTCAATTGGCTTGTACTCGTCGTGAATGGTGTGACTTTGTGAGTTATGACCCACGTCTGCCAGAAGGACTACAGATCATTATTATTCGCGTCTTTGCTAAAGACTTGGCTATCGAAGCATTAGAGCAAGATGTTCGTAAATTCAACAAAGCTATAGATGACGCAATTAAAACACTGAAGGTGGCAGAATGAACGACTGGCAAATATTAAGAAGTCGGTATGGCAGCAACCGAAGTTATAAAAACCGTATGGCTCTTAGCACATTCGAACTAGAGCACTTTAAAGAATGGCTAGTAGATCAAGGCGCAGACGTCTACAGCAAGACAGAACAAAACGAACTTTTAAGATTTAGATTAAACGGCCAATTAGGTATTTGGTATGAGTCAGGTTCAGGAAACCTACTAATGCATGATTTGGCAGATAAGTATTTGGAGACAGCAGCATGACAGATTTGAATAAGGAAAGAGAGGCTTTTCTGAACACCTTCCAATATTACAAAGGAAGAAGAGACATTATTTTTAGTAATGAGCATGAACTGTTTATGACTAGATCAAACAATCCTTCTGAAATTGCTCAGAAAGAAATAAGCAACATGAATAACCGTTGGGATGCTTGGCTTAGATGTGCAAAGCATCGTGATGCAGAGCTAGAAAAAGCCAAAGCTCAGGCGGTGCAACAATCTTTTGAGATTGGTCGTCTTCAAGATCGATTCACTGAATTGCTTGATGAAAGACAAGATTTGTATGCACAGATTAATAATGATCAGGCGGTGCCAGATACTCAACAAAAGCTTACAGATACATATTATTTGGAAGGCTCAGATTATGTAGTTGATTGCCCTTTCGAATATGACATTGAAATAGATAAGGGAGAAGTGCTTGAGTTGCAAAAATGGCAACGTACTGAGTCAACAAAAGTATATTTTGCAAATATCTATGAAGATGAAGATAACTTTGAAATTCTTCAATTCGCTTCAAAAGCCGAAGCTGAAAATGCAGTTGCAGAAAACTTGAAGATGTTAGAACCAAGCGAATCGGGAGCTGAACAATGAGCATAACTCTTAATGGTCACCAATTAAAAAGCCTTCTCGAATTTGTAAATCCAGATGGTGAAAATGATTTAGATCAACTTGAAACTGAACTAACTATTAAATTTTTTGAAGATGGGCACAGTGGCAAAGGCTATTACTTTTGGATGACCGAATATCCAGAGGAAGGCAGCATGTTGTTGGATGTTGAATCGGGAGCTGAGGGATGAGTGAAGTAAACCAACGTTTCGAGCAAGTCTTCAAAGTTTCTATGGATGAAATGAACAAAGTAAATATCGATGTTTATGGCATTGCAATGGCAACTATTATGAAGCCTGCTTTAGTAACTATGAAGCCAATCTTTCAGCTTATTTATGAGCAAGGCGTGAAAGATGGAAAAGCGGAAAGTAAGGAGGGGTGAAATGTTACTGACTACTGATGAAGTTGAACTACTCAAAACATGTGATGAAAGCCCTGAACAATACATTGCAGTTTTTCAAGGTCAACAGATCGGATATCTACGCTTAAGACATGGCGAATTTCGAGTTGATTACCCTGATTGCGGTGATGAGACCATTTTGTATTCTCAAGAGCCACAAGGCGATGGGTGTTTTGAAGAAGATGAACGTGAGTACTTTTTGATGAAGGCCAAAAAAGCAATCGTTAAGAAGTTTAATGAGATGGAGGGGTAAATGGAGATTGATCGTCGTGTACGTGCTAAAGAGTTTATGATGCTAATGTCTATTGGCCGGACTAAATTCTATCGCATGATTAAGAATGGTGAAATTCCACAACCAATCAAGGTAAGTGAGAAAGAAGTGTTTTGGCACGAATCAAGTGTTAAGAAAGTTGTCGAAAAACACAAAGATAATTCTGATATGATAGCCTGCTAATTGCAGGCTTTCTTTTAAGTCGAGTGTGTTTAAAAACGGGTAATTAAACGGGTAACACTCTAGCCATTTAGAATTTAATTGATCATTTTCAAAAGGTTAAGATGAACAAGATAGTTGTAAAGAAACATAATGGCGGAACCATCGCACAAAATAAGCGTGCCCGTCATGATTATTTTATCGAAGAAAAATTTGAAGCTGGCATGTCTTTACTCGGCTGGGAAGTAAAGTCTTTACGTGCCGGTC